CGCAATTCATTCGCGCTCGATCTAAAAGACCGCAACTTGTTCGTCGTGAAAAAAGAAAAATGTACACCCTGGTTCAATACCAAAGGGCCCCCGGACTTTCGGTCCGAGAGAGGCTGAAAAGCCAGTACATCACAAAAACTAGATGAACGAAGCAATCCACACGAAGTGGATAGGATCTCTTAAACCGAATGTCCCTAAGAACACGCGTTTTAGTACCCCCGAAGGGGCGGCCGGCGACTGCGCCACACAACACTCAACACGTATGCGAGTGCAAGCCTGATAGCTCTCAAAGAGAGATGTCAGCCTTAGCCATTCAATTTACAGTTTTGTTCTGGGTCTTGTTAACGCTTGTTGTCTCAAGCGGGTGTTTTTGCACGTGGGATCTTACCCACGCCCCCCCTATAAAGGGGGGGCCTGTCTCACACAGGAGTTTATGCCGCTGGTGCAGGCATGGTGTACGTGTATCGAATCGGAACACTCAAGAACTTAATCAGAGTGAAATCCGGTCCCACACAGCTATACAGGTCCGTGAACCCCAGGAAGTTTGTGGAAGCAGCCATCAGATGCTCAGTTTCAACAGTGAATGTGTTGTTAGCTGAGTCATCGAAGGCCGCCCCCACCACACGATACTTCGGGTCGGTGGACACAAACAGAAACTTGTTCATGAACGGGACTAGAAATTCCATCCCCGTCTGCGTCTTCTGGTTGAGGAGCGTCATGCCCGTATTCCCGCTTGGGGAGGTGGAAGCTCCAGACGCCATGAGCGACGAACCCGTACTGCGCGCAAGCTTTTCAGTGCCTGAAATTGCAGTGCGTGGATAGTTCCAACGGTAGGCTCGAAAACCATTAGCTTCAGGGCCGATGAAATTCACACCATACATCATGGAACCCCGCTGCCCTACAAAGCACGTACTCATCCAAGAATACGGTGTAGTAGCTGCAAAGGTCGCATTGAAAGTACTCGCTGGAGTGATCACTCCCTTGGTGCTCGAGCGTCCTGCTAACCAGTCAGTACCTGATGAAAGGTAACCGTACTCAGGGGGATAAAGCCCATAGTTCTGCCACAATTTCAGGATGAACGGATTCGCAGGGGGTGCCGCGTCAGAGTACACTGAACGTAGTACCTGCGCGTGTCGTCTCATCAGCAGACGCACTGAGCGGATCTCCTCACCGAAGTTGAGTAAATAACGCTCTTTGGGTGCCTGAGTGAGTTCACCTAGCACGATCTCCTTACCTTGCGGCTGCAAAACCGAGGCATCGTAGGGCACGTCACTGGGATTAGCCAACTCAAGGGAGGGTGTTCCTCTGATGAAGAAAAGCAAAGTGACGTCGGCTGTGGTGACAGGCGCTGTCAGCGGGTTGAGCACTGAAACAGTGAACTTCCCGTTGTGTACATCCGTGTCATAACCAGCAGCATCTGCACGATCACCAAAGTCGGTCCGCACCAATGAAGGGAGGAGCATCCACGGGGTAGGCTGCATGTAGGGTACAGTGAAAACGTACTCACAAGTCTCGCCGATGTCCACGATCTTTGTTTGGATCTGTGTGGAGCTGGTGGACGTGGGAACATTACCAAGAGGATCAAAACTCACGCGCAGACGCCCCGTGTGATACGAGGAAGCAACTACACGCATGATGATCTCAATGTCACCCCGCCAGTTCGTGAACAAGCGGGCGGCGTTACCCATCGGTGTGTCAGCATACCAAGTGTATCCTCCTGAACTGGTGCCTGTTTGGCACACAGTGGGGCACACATTGATAGCTGCCAGTGTAGCATCAGCCAAATCTGACTGCTGCCACGTGATGGCTCGGAGAAACGATTCCCTCGTCACAAGGTTCGGTATCGCCAAGTCATCTGTGGAAGGCTCACCCACTATGGATGGATCCACCGTGAGTTCATTCTTCGGGTCAATGGTGAGCTTCTCTATGGGTCCCGCAATCTGAGCGGAAGCAAACCCATGAAAAGGCACGTTCTTGAGTGGCATCGAATTCTCAATGACAGGCACGTTTGTGAACCCAAACAATGAGGCAATCTTGCTCACTGCCGACGCTCCCCAGGACACTGCAGTAGCAAACTTCCCGATGACTGGAACGTCTTCAAGACGTCGTCCAATGCCTGCAACAATTGAGGCTGGACGCGAGATGGGGCCTGTTGAATACTCATCACCCTGCACAGCAAGGGAGATAGTCTGGCCTGCAAGATTCACATTCGTGGCCCAGGCATACACAGTCACACCAACATTACCTGTCGCGCTAGCATTTGCAGCAGCGAACGGTGCATAAGGTACGAGAGTGATTTCACCAAAGTCCTTGAGATCTTGGGCCGACGTGATGTTCAACATGTTCTTGTGCCAGAGGAAAGGCAACTCCAGAATGCCACCCTCGCTCGTGTGTGATTTGATAACCACATTCTGACGCTGCGAGAGCGGCACGCGAATCTTCCCATCTGTGGATAAGATCCCTGTGTTGTACCTCTGGTGCCCTGTGAAGTTCATCATTGGTTGATACGAGGCCATGTAGGCCCCGTAGATGAAGCTCGTGGAGTTGATGACTATTTCCACGTGCAGATTGCAGCGGAGATAGGCATAGTTGTCCAGCTTCTTCTTGATGGTCGCATCGTTGAAGAACGCGTACCATGGTTGAATCGTCCGCAGCGTCGCAACTGACTCACCCTGTGGGATGGAGTACTGTGCGATGCGCACTGGGCGGCTCAGGAACGATGATAGCTCGAAACTGGGTGTGTAGATGTCAGTCAGGACCTCTGGATCAGAGTTTGTCTGAATATCTGACTCACCAACAGCGTTACCAACGAACTGAGTGACCTCAGCTTGGACGTCTTCCGTCACGGTATCTGCAGTCTCGTCACGAGCCTGGATGTTGAGACAACAAGACCCCTGCATAGTAACTATCGGGGCTGTCCTCTCAGCCGGTGCGTCTTTTCCGACGCTCGGATTCTCTATTACGGGAGAGACCCCCGGACCCATTTCAGAGCTGGAATCAAAGCTGTAGAAGCGTTGAGTTGGTCAGCGTACTGCAGATGTGGACGACCTAGTCCACACCTGAGGAGTAACATTTCTTTGATCCACTACCATTATAAGATCAGTGCTAAAAAGCACGCTTTGGGTCATCCCCATGGTGGTGTACAGTGCAGCCCATGCTCTGGTCGGCGAGTAGTTCTCATAACTCTCCGGCCAGCAGTAACTGCTACACTGCCTCCTGTTTAGCTTAACGTCCGTAGTGAGTTACGGACGGCGCCCCCGGTTTACCACCGGAAGTGCAGACGAGACGCTGAGGCGAGGTCGAAACTCTCCTTCAGCTCAAGCCAGGTGGGGAACGTGCTCTTCTCAATGAGCAGCGTCAGATCACACTCTTCAGCGATCTCTAGACACATGTTCCGTTTCGTTTCGAAGACTTCGCGGCCGTACCAGAAATACTCCCTACACACGGTAGAGAGCACATCTATGCACTGCTTGTCAATCGAGACGGTCTTGGAGGGAATGCACTTCGTTAGCATCTTAGCTATTGAGTCTTCTTCCAAGGGGCATAAGAAAGCCTGAACGTCTTCGTCCCACCGCCACACACGTTTGAGGAATGATACCTCATCAATGTGGATGTATGGAACCGATTCGGCTTCCTTGTCAGCCATTGTGTACGTGATACCAACTTCTGCCAGGGCACCAGCAAGTGAGGTGTGGTTGAACCACTCTTTGCCTACTCGCACGCCCATGACATTGTCGTCACCGTACGTCTGAAGCGCAACATTCTCCTTGAACGTCGCCGCATCACACCCATCCGGGTTCAGCACAGCATATGCATAACGCACATACAAGCTGTTCACCAGTGAGTTAATGATGACTGTCAGTGGATGTCCTGACGGGTTACTCCCGTAGAACTCCACCAGATCGCCATTGAGATCCACGGTTGGGAAGGCTGTGTCAAACGCAATTCCGCGCATAACAAGCAGATCCTCCTCAGTGTAGTTCCCGCTGGCTTTGCAGACCTCCGAGATGATGTCGAACGCTGCGAGGATCACAGTGGACGGCATTCTCTTGTCAAAGGCCTTGTAGTCTCCGGCAATCATACGCCGCTCACCGAAGCGGGTGATAAACTTACGAATATCTTCCCACTCACGGCTCTGAGCAACACACCCCACCGAAGCCTCAAAGGTGAAGCGGTTGAGCTGCATCACTCTGATGAACGCCAAGTAATACTTGCGTACTACCACGTTCCAGTCGGCAGGCGAGGCGCAAAACACACGAGTGTTTTTCCCCTTAACCTTAGACATCTTCAGAGGTTCATCCTTCAGTGAGCCCGAAAAGATCGGGACACACCTTTCGCCCTTCAGGTACTTGGCCACATAGACATCTACGCGATCCATCACCTCCTGGGTGAACATCTGGGGGTCCGCACAAGCATCCGTCGCAGGTAACTGCTCCAGATAAAACTTCTTGGACTTCTTCCAGGGTGCTCCCATTGAGGTGGCTCTGTTCATCTTGTCGACGAAACGGACACCATTGGCGCCGTTGACTGCCGTGACATTGTCATAGACGAAGAGCTCCTCCTTCAGGAAGCTGGGTTCTAAGCGGTCCAAAATGTCTTTAAGGAAATCGCTTTTCACCCGGTCGAGAACATCACCTCTGATCTGTGTGACAGGGTTGACCATCTCTTTAGCCGCATTGTACCACGGCTCCCATCCCGACATGGCAGGGGCACCCGTCTTCACGGTGTACCCACGCGCCAGCGCCGAGGGTTGCAAAGGCGAGTCAATC